CCCCTACGACGCCGTGATCGAGCTGCCTGACGGCACCGTGTTCAATTTCGACGACCTTGTCCGCTGAACGGAGACATCACCATGCTGTACTTCAAGATCGATGACAACCAGAACGTCGTGGCCATCGCCGAGCAGATGCCCGCCGAGCTCAACACCCCCAACGGCTACACGTTGTGGAGCCGCCAGATGGACGGCACGCGCCACGCCGGCTGGCTCAACCGCAACGACATGCCCGACATCGAGTACGCGCAGATGATCGCGGCCGGCGCCTCGACCTTCACCGGCAAGCCCTACATCGCGATCGACTCCGGCCCTGACGTGGCGCCCCGCTTCAACGTGATCCGCGCCCCTGCGGTCGGCGACGACGTCAGCATGGCCTTCAACGGCGACTACTACCCCGTCGGCAAAATCCTCAAGATCAGCAAGTCGCTCAAGCAGGTCACCACCAGCAGCGGCCGCAAGTTCTACCGCCGCGGCACCAGCGGCGCCTGGCTCAACGGCTACTTCGCCTTGATCCAGGGCACCGTCAGCCGCCTCAACCCTGAGTTCTGAAGTATCACAACTGTGATATGATGCAGACCTGGCCCGGCAGTTTCCGGGACGTCAACGGAGACCGAGATGCGAGTTTTTTCTCCCCAAGAGCAGCAAGACCTGCTCGCCACCGTCGACCGCAACATCGCGATGTTCAAGACCTACACCGGCGCGCACGCCGAAGCCGTGCTCGCTGAGCTGATCGACGGCCGCGCTGCTGCTGTCGAGTCCTTCGCCGGCCGCCTCGACTGGTACGAGGTCCCGTACCGGATTCGCGAGCTGCGCCAAGTGATGCCCGAGTGGGGCACCCGCGGCACCTGATCAATCACCAACCGGAGACGACGAATGAGCTACTCAAACCCCATGCACCACGACACCATGAAGCCCATGCCCCCCAAGTTCCGCAGCGCCTTCGCTGCCTTCAAGAAGATGGGCGTGCCCGTCTACCAGCACCCCGACGACAGCCGCAACTTCTCGATCGACGCCGAGGCGTCTGACGCCGAGCGGTGGGTCGACTACTACGGCAACCCGTACCGCGAAGACCTCGTGTTCGGTGTCCACATCGACCTCGAGCGCGAGCTGCAGAAGCGCGGCCTGTACGCCGAGTGGGTCAACCCCGGCCGCCTGGCCGTGTACGAGGGCTGATGATGAGAGTCCGCATCATCGTCGGCGCAGAGGCCGCCTACGCCTCAATCCAGACCTCCGGCGCCTTCATGGACGTGCGCCTGGAGCCAGGCCGGTCAGCGGCGCGTTCGCTGCGCGAGACGGCCGAGGAGTGGCGCGAGAAAGCCGCCAGGCTGCAGCAGCGCGCCATGTATCTCACCGAGGCCGCGGCCCAGCTCGAGGAAGACGAGAAGGCCGGCCGCAAGTACGCATCGAGGGTAACGTGAAAGAAGATCTACTCAACGCCATCGAGATCGCAGCCGTGGCCCACGATGGCCAGGTCGACGGTGCCGGCAGGCCGTACCTCCTGCACTGCCTGGCCGTGATGCGCACGGTGGCCAAGAAGCTGCCGAACAACATTGACGCCCAGGTGGCCGCGGTGCTGCACGACGTGCTCGAGGACACGTCGTTGACGACGCACAGTCTGCGTCGGCACGGCGTCAGCGAGGAGGCAATCTTCCTTGCGGTCATCCTCAGTCGCGAGCCCGACGAGACTTACGAGCAGTTCATCGGCACCATCATCAAAGCCGGCCCGGTGGCCATCACGATCAAGCTCGCCGACATCAAGCACAACCTGTCGCGCATCGACGGCCTGCCGGCTGAACGCCGCGCCAGGCTCGAGCCACGCTACCGGGCAGCCAAAAAGAAGTTGACTGTTGCACTCAAGTATCACAATGGTGTTGCACAGACTTCACAACTGTGATGAAATCACTCTTGTCGACGGAGCAGTCGACACCGACCCGGCGGCACCGGGCGCTCCAGAAGGACGCAACATGAAGCTCGAGATCCTGATCAAGTCTGTGTACGGCAACACGCTGTACTACCCGCTCAACGACGCCGCCCGCGCCCTCGCCGCGATCGCCGGCAAGAAGACGTTCTCGGCGAAAGACCTGCAGATCGCCTACACGCAGCTCGGCTTCGAGATCGACTACGTCGACGCCGCGTCTTTCCTGAAGCCTGAGCTGCTGCTCGCGGCCTAATCGGAGACCCACCATGAACCTCGCAAACGTAGTGATGATCGCCGAGGGCGCGATGCCCGCCGACAGCGAAGAGCAGTACATCGAAGCCTGGCAGCAACTGATCGACACCGGCCTGTGCTGGAGGCTGCAAGGCTTCTTCGGCCGCACGGCCCAGCACCTGATCGAGCAAGGCATCTGCAGCCCCGCCAACTAAGGAGACCACCATGTCCGCATACCTCGTACCCGACTACCACATCAACGCGCTCGTGAGCTGGGCTCGCGACCGTCACGGCTCCGGCGCTGTCAGCTACTACTGGGGCGGCCGCCGTCGCGAAGTCCGCGGCGACGAGAAGCGCATCGCCTCGGTGCTGTACGCCGAGAACGTGCGCAGCGTCAACAGCCGCTACAAGGAGCACGACCCCGCGCACGGCTTCAAGTTCCAGTACGTCTCCAACGTGCTCAACCCGATCGACGTGATCAAGGGCTGCCACGGCTACGGCTACCAGGCCTGCGAGACCGACGACTGGGAGCAGAGCGAAGCGTTCGCCATCATCGCGGCCATCAGCCAGTCCGCCATCCGCGCCCTGCCCGGCTACGAAGACAGCAACGCCTGGTGCATCAGCGGCCCCAATTTCAACCTGAAGGAGACAGCATGAACAAGCTCAACATCAAGGCCGCAAGCCTTTCTGTCATGCACGGCCACCCGCTGGACCGCCGCGGCTGCTACGTCGACGTCACGCTGCACCTCAGCGACGACCAGATTAAGGACGCGCTGTACGAGCTCATCAGTTCGCTGCGGCTTTCAGAGGTCGAGCACATGCTGCGCAACGAGTTCCCAGACCTGTTCGAAAGCGCTTGACCAGCATCACAATGCTGATACACTTCTAACCGAGACGCACGTTTTTTAACCACTCCGAAAGGACGACACCATGCAAGCATTCACTCTCTCCGAGCTCATCGCAGCTCGCATCGCCGCCAAGCGGATCGAAGACGAGGCCATCGCCGAGCGCCGCGCCGTCGACAAGGCAATCGCCGACATGCTGAAGGACCCGGCCAAGCCCGAGGGCTCCATCAGCCAGCGCACCGAAGGCTGCAAGGTCACCGTGACCTACAAGATCGACCGCAAGGTCGACAGCGACAAGCTGCAGGCGGCTTGGTCGCAGCTCTCGGCCGGCGCCTCTGAGGCATTCAAGTGGAAGGCCGACGTCAGCGTCAGCGCCTTGCGCAAGCTGAGCCCGGCTGACGCCGCGGCTGCCGCGGTGTTCATCACCAGCAAGGAAGGCAGCCCCTCGATCACGATCGAAGCGGTCTGATCTCTTCCCCGGGCAATATCACATTGCCCATTTTTTCACCTTGCCTGGAGACGACATGGCAATCACCCTTACTTCCACCAAAGACAGCGCCGCGCTCAACGGCCTGAAGTTCCTGGTCCACGGCCCTGCTGGCGCCGGCAAGACCTCGCTCTGCGCCACGACCGGCGAGCCCACTGTGATCATCAGCGCCGAGTCCGGCCTGCTGTCACTGCGTGGCGTCGACATCCCGGTCATCGAGGTCAAGACTTTGGACCAGCTCTACGAGGCCTACGACTTCGTCGTGAACACCGAGCAGGGCCAGGCCTTCAAGTGGGTCTGCCTGGACTCCATCTCGGAGATCGCCGAGGTGGTGCTCAACCACGAGAAGAAGGTCGCGAAGGATCCGCGCCAGGCCTACGGTGCGCTGGCCGAGAAGATGACGGATCTGATCCGCGCCTTCCGCGACCTGCCCGGCCGCAACGTGTACTTCTCCTGCAAGCAGGAGCGCGCCAAGGACGAGCAGTCGGGCGCGATGCTGTACTACCCCGCCATGCCCGGCAACATGCTCAAGCAGGGCGTCGGCTACTTCTTCGACTTCGTGTTCGCCCTGCGCATCGAGAAGGATGCGGACGGCAACCCGACCCGCTGGTTGCAGACCAGCCGCGACTACAACTACGAGGCCAAGGACCGCTCCGGCAGCCTCGAGATGTTCGAGTCCCCCGACCTGTCGGCAATCGCCGCCAAGGTCATCTCCACCATCGCCAACTAACTCCCGAAAGGACACCCATCATGGCGCAATTTGAGTTCAACACCGACAGCGTTCAGAAGCGCGAAAACAGCTACGAGCTGCTGCCCGCAGGCTGGTACACCGCGCAGGTCACCGAGTCGGAGATCGTGCCCCTGAAGTCTGGCAACGGCCAGGCCCTGAAGCTCACCATCGAGGTGCTGCAGGACGGCTACCGCGGCCGCAAGGTGTGGGCCCGCCTGAACGTGCGGCACACCAACCAGCAGGCCGAGAGCATCGCTCAGCAGCAACTGCGCGAGCTCTGCGAGTCCATCGGCCTGGCGCGCTTTCGCGACACCAGCGAGCTGCACAACAAGCCGATGCAGATCAAGGTCAAGATCCGCAAGGACGAGTCCGGCCAGTACGAAGACCAGAACGACGTCAACGGCTTCAAGCCCGCGGCCGGTGGCGCAGCTCCCATGGCTGCCGCCGCACCTCGTACCGCTGCACCTGCAGCCAACGCACCAGCGGCCGGCGCGGCCGTGCCCCCGTGGCAGAAGCGCGCCGCTTGATTCCCGCAACAACAGGAGAAGCCTGTGAATGAAGTGACCGTGACCCTACCGATCGACTCGATCAACGCCGCCCTGGTGGCGTTGTCGAAGTTCCCCTATGACCAGGCCCAGCCGCACATCGACCTGATCAAGTCCCGTGTCGATGCGGTGATCAAGGCCGCGCAGGACGCGCAACCCGCTGAAGAAGGAGAACCGCAGCAATGAGCACCCGTATCTACGCCGTCGAGGGCCCGCAGGGCTTCCACCTAGTGGAGGCCGGCACCAAGGTCGGCGCCCTGCGACACGTCGCCGAGAAGCACTTCACCGTCTCGGTGGCCAACCAGAAGACCCTGGTGGCCGCCATGAAGGACGGCGTGCAGATCGAGACGGCAGGCGCCGACGAGAACCCGTCAACGCCATGACCCGTGTAGGCCCGCAAGGGCCTGCAGCGGTGAGGGGCCGGCCGGGGAGGGCCGCCCCGCGCGCCAGTAACAGGCCCCTCACCCCTGCAACGACACGAGGAGTGTCCCCATGGCCACAGTGCCCGAACCCATGCACACCACTGCCGAGATGATCTACCGGGCCTACGAGTCCGACGCAGACGACGGCCACCGCCCGCACCTGGGCGCATCCCTGATCGGCCACGCTTGCGAGCGCTACCTGTGGCTGACCTTCCGATGGGCCGGATCGAAGAAGCATTCAGGCCGGATGCTGCGCCTGTTCAAGGCCGGCAATGACTTCGAGCCGCGCATCGTGGCCGAGCTACGCCGCATCGGAGTCGAGGTCCACGATGTTGCGCCGGACGGTAAGCAGTGGCGCGTGTCGAGCATCGGCGGCCACTTCGCTGGCCACATGGACGGCGCCGCAAGGGGATTCCCCGAGGCGCCCAAGGCGTGGTCGGTCGTCGAGTTCAAGACCCACAACGCCAAGTCTTTTGCGGCCTTGCTGAAGGATGGTGTGCAGAAGTCCAAGCCCCAGCATTACGCGCAGATGCAGACCTACATGGGCCTGACCGGCATGGTCCGCGCCATGTACATCGCGGAGAACAAAGACACCAGCGAGCTCTACGCTGAGTGGGTCCACTTTGACGAGGTCGAGTTCGCCAAGATCATGGCCCGCGCCGAGCGCGTGATCACTGCGGCCGAGCCGCCGCTGCGCTGCTCGAACGACCCGAGCTGGTACGTCTGCAAGATGTGCGACTTCCACCCCCTGTGCCATGGCGAGGAGGCGCCCGACGTCAACTGCCGCACCTGCGCGCACAGCACGCCCGTGGTCGAAGGCGAGGACGGCAAGTGGAACTGCCGCGAGTTTGGCGAGGTGGGCCTGATCGCCCAGCGTGAGTCGCACCAGTGCAGCACGCACCGCTACATCCCCATCCTGCTCGAGCGCTTCGCGACGCAGAAGTACTATGTCAATGGTGATGTCGTGTACGAGCACGAGCACGGCACGTTTGCCAACGGCCAGGGCGACGGCGCGCTGAGCTCGCTGGAGATCAAGGCCTGCGAGCAGAAGGTGATGCTGGCTGATGCGTCGAAGCTCAAGGGCGAGCTGCAGAAGCAGGGCTTCTTCGATGCGAGGGTCGTGAAGTGAATCGCGAAGAGCTGGCCGAGGAGTTCGGCGAAGAGCTTCTGTTCCTGGATCCGCCGGAGTCCTTCGATCGCTGCATCGTTGGCGTGGCGCACCGCTGCGGCATGGAGCCGGTCGTGGTGTACGACCAGGACGAGGTAATCAGCAGCCTGATGCTGGGGGGCATGGACCGCGAAGAGGCCGAGGAGTGGTTCAGCTTCAACACTGCCGGCGCCTACGTCGGGCCGCGCACGCCAATGTTCCTGATCAAGGGGGTCGCATGAAGCTGCGCGACTACCAAGCCCGCGCCCTGGACGAGCTCTGGGAGTGGTTCAGCCGGCACGAGGGCGGCAACCCCATCGTCGAGGCCTGCGTCGGCGCCGGCAAGAGCCTGATGATCGCGGCCCTGGCGCAGCGCGCTGACGCCCAGTATCCGGGCACCAGGGTGCTGGTGCTGGTCCACCAGAAGGAGCTGCTCGAGCAGAACATCGAGAAGCTGCTGAAGATCTGGCCGACCGCGGACGTGGGCCTGTACTCGGCGGCCATCGGCAAAAAGCAGATGGGGTGCCAGCTCACCTACGCCACGATCGGCAGCATCTACAAGCAGGCGCACCGCCTCGGCCGCATCGACATCGTGCTGGCCGACGAGTGCCATCTGATCAACCCAAAACAGACTGGGATGTGGCGCACATTCCTGGCTGACCTGACCAAGTACAACCCGTACACCCGCGTGATCGGCTGGACAGGCACCCCATTCCGCGGCAACGGCGTGTGGGCCACGGCCGGAGAAGAGCCGCTGTTCACCAACGTCGCCACCAGGGTGACGATGAAGGAACTGCTGGGCTTGAAGTTCCTGTCCCCACTGGTGCCAGCCCCGACCGTGGCCAGGGTGGACGCACGCGGCGTGCGCACATCCGGCGACGACTACGTCGTCAGCGAGCTGGCCAAGGTCACCGACAGGGCCGACCTTGTCGAGGCCACATGCCAGGAGATCGTCGAGCTTGCCCGCGACCGCAAGCGGTGGCTGGTGTTCGCCGTGACGATCGAGCACGCCGAGCACGTCAGGGACGCGCTACAGCGCCGCGGAGTGACGGCTGAGGTGGTGAGTGCGGAGACCCCGAAACAAGAGCGTGCAGCCCTGATTACGGCCTTCCGCGGGGGCAGGATCCGCTGCCTGGTGAACGTGGCCGTGCTGACCACCGGCTTCGACGTCCCGGAGGTGGACTTCATAGCCCTGCTGCGTGCGACCAAGAGCCCGGTGCTGTACGTCCAGATCGCCGGCCGCGGGATGCGGATCGTCGACGGAAAGACCGACTGTCTGTGGGCCGACTTCACCGACACCACAATCGAGATGGGCCCGGTCGACGAGGTCAAGGGACGCATGCCCAGCACCAAGCGCAAGGGCGAGGCGCCCAGCAAGTTGTGCCCCGAGTGCGGCAGCAAGAACCTGGCGGCCGCGACGCAGTGCGTCGACTGCAACTTCAAGTTCCCGGAGCCTGAGCGCATCAAGCACGGCGACCAGGCCTCGAGCGCGGCCATCCTCAGCAGCCAGGCCAAGACGATGATGGAGATGGTGCCAGTCACCGACGTGCGCTATCGGCTGCACCAGAAAGACGGCGGCACCGAGAGCCTGCGCGTGGAGTATTACGACGGCTTCCAGCGCGTGGCTTCTGAGTGGGTGTGCCTCAGCCACGAGGGCTACGCACGCAAGAAGGCCGAGGCCTGGTGGGCCATGCGCGCCAAGATCGACGCCGTGCCTCACGACACCGAGGAAGCCCTCAAGTGGCTGGAGTACGACGACCAGATCCTGCGCAGGCCCGCGGCCGTGATCGTCAACCGGGCCGGGCAGTACCCGACCATCGTGTCTCACCAGTGGGACCAGCCAGCATGACCAAGACCGAACTGAAGATCCGCATCGACATGCACCGCCAAATGCTCAAGGGACTCGAGAGCATCGAGGTCGGTTGCAGGACGTGCGAGCACTACGCGATGCCGGAGTGCGACAAGTGGAACGCAGCACCGCCGCCCGACATCGTGGCCAGCGGATGCGACGAGTGGCGCTGGGACGGAATACCTTTTTGACGGGAGCCAGACATGACGATTGACATGGTCAACAGCCCGCCGCACTACGCAAAGGGCGACATTGAGTGCATCGACGCGATTGCCGTGGCGACGGCAGATCTGCAAGGCATGGAGGCGGTCTGCACTGCCAATGCGATGAAGTACCTCTGGCGCTGGAAGTTTAAGAACGGCGTCCAGGACTTGGAGAAAGCGCGCTGGTACATCGAACGACTGATCCAGGAAATGAGCAAGTGATGAAGAACCTCGCGAGCATGCTGGCCATTGCCAGCCTATGGTTCCTGTCGCTGATCGGAATGGGCTTCATCGCTCGCTCAATGTATGAGCTAGTGATGATCGGCTGGAGGTCGTGGCCATGAGCGAGATCCTCACCGAGCAAGAGCTGATGGTGATCAGCGACGCCAGCACCAGGCCCACCATGCTGGCCTGGCTGCAGTCCAATGGCATCCCCTACCTCGTCGCCCGATCGGGCTGGCCGCGTGTGCACCGCAAGGCGATCGAGCGCGCACTGGGCGTGGTGCCGGACGAGAAGCCGGCCAAGGACTTCGTCTTCAACTTCGACGGCCTCAAGTGAGAAAGCGCATCCCCCACTTCCACGAGAAGCGCGGCAAGAACTGGGTCGCGTACTACCACGTCGTGCGCAAGGGCGACAAGGTGGTGTGGACCAGCCTGGGCACTGACCGATCGGCAGCGCTGCGCAAGTGGGCTGAGTTCGAGATGCAGCCGGTGCCGGCTGAGGCGGGGTCGTTCGACGCGATCATCGGGCAGTACATGAAGTGGGCCCGGGCCGCGGTCGAAGACGGCACCCTGGCGCCTCGCACCTACGAGGACCGGGAGAAGTACCAGAAGGTCATGCTCACCGTGTTCGGTGGCAAGCCCTTCGAGGCCATCGAGTCCCAGCACGTCAGGCTCTACATCGACAAGCGCAGCGCCAAGATCAGCGCCAAGAAGGAGATGCGGTTCCTGTCGGTGCTCTGGAACTGGGCACGCGAGCGCGGCATCACGCGGCTGTCGAACCCGGTGGCCGGCGTGAAGATGCCCAAGGAGGAGGGGCGCGACATCGAGGTCCGGCCGCAGGACTACTGGCTGGTCTGGGAGTGCGGCGACCAACTGGTCAAGGACGTCCTCGAGCTGGCCGCCCGGCTGGGCACGCGCCCGCAGGAAGTGTTCGACCTGTCGTGGGACAAGATCGACCTGGCCGCAGCCCCGATGACCGTCAAGGTATGGCAGAACAAGGTCAAGAGCTGGCGCACCGTGATCGCAGACCCCGAGCTGGAGGCCATCCTGGCCCGCCTGAGAGGCGATCTGGCCCGTCCTAAGGGCAAGGTACTGGTCGACGAAAACGGCGCAGCCTTGAACCCGCTGGGGGCCTTCCGCTACCGCTTCCTGCAGGCCCGAACCGATGCCATGGCCAAGGCCGAGGCGGAGGGGCTGGACCACCAGGACTTCCAGCTCCGGGACCTGCGGCCGATGGCGGGCCTGGCGATGCTGGATGCGCAGGGCATGGACGCGGCGCGCCGACTGCTGGGTCACAGCACCGAGCGGATGACCGCCCACTACACCACGCAGCGCCGCGGCCAGGTCTCGGAGGCTGCCAAAATTGTTAGAAGTACTTCTAACCCATCACAATGATGGAGTTCGTAAGTGCTTGATTTCATTGGAGGCGGGAGTCGGAATCGAACCGGCGTCCACGGCTTTGCAGGCCGGTGCCACCGGAGGCCCGAGAGCCAGTATCCATGCGGGTTTCCGGCCGGTTCGGCTGGTCGGCTCGTTCTAACATATCACAATGCCTATCGCCCGGCAGGCAGCACCAATGCTGGGCGCAACCCTTGAAAGTTAGAAGCAGAAAGGAAGGCCGCTGATGAGCGCAACCTATGCCATCGCCAACGTGCAGCACGCACTGCAGGCGCTGAAGGAGAAGATCCCATCCGACCAGTGGGGCGAGACCCCGCTGCCCGTCATCGCCGCCCCGGGCTGGTGGATGGAAGAGGTCAGGCAGGAGCTAGGCGTGCCGCCCGGGTTCGAGCCTGGCGAGATCCACGGCTGCCATGTCACCCGGCAGGACA